CACCATCAACAACTGAAGCAGCTTCGATTTCCTGCATTCGTGCGGCAGTAAGACCAGTAACTGTAGCCATTTCACCTCCTAACTTGGATCTGTGGCGTTTGTGGACGAAATCTCATAAGTAGTTGGGTTCAAGAAGGTAGCATCAGCATTATCAATCTGAAAAGTGGTATCATCAAGCATTGTCACGTAAGTATCTGTTTCATCAACAGCCACCCAGACACCGTTTCCATAATCAACAATAATCAGCGCACCCAAATATCCAAAGTATTCGGCAAGTTCTGTAAGATCGGGAAGCCTTGGGTCGCTTGTGCTTGTTCCATAAAGAAGTTCTTCCAACAAGTTCAAAAGCTGCGGAGAAACCTTTGTCGAATCGATGGAAACATGAACCGTTGGTCGAAATCCTTCGAGTTTTACAGGAACCCCACTTAAACTCCAACTAAATTCAATTGGTTGAACTGACGAATCAGTGGCAGTATCAAACGAATAACTATCAGGAACAGCAGTGACATTATAAAGAATGTGAATCTTATAACCGCGCTCGGTTCCCTCAAGATCGTTACCAATTCGGGTTCTATACGACAAATTAAAACTATGAGGCGGTTGATCGTAGATACCTAGCCCTAGAAAGCCTGTATCAATCCCGCCGATTGACTCAAAGACATCGGGATACGTGTACGCTTTCAGTTTTCCCGAATAATCTCCCGGAATCAAGTTTTGCAAATACTTCACTCCGTCGAGATGAAATTCTTTTAGTTCGAAACCTGGTGATTCCTCTACACTAGTAAGTCCATTCCAAACTTTAGCCGTACCATCATGAAGATAAAGAACTCCGTGATCAACGCCAGTCTGATAAACTCGTTCACCTACTTTATCCCAAACAAGAGTTGCCATGTCACCCCTTAGTACCGAGTTGTGCTCTGCGTTGAGCGTTGAGTTCTCGGTTTCGAGCTGCAATCTCGCTTCGACTCATCTTCTTCGGTTTTGCCTGTTTGATGTTGCAAACTCGAATCAAAGTAAACAATTTATTCAAATGCCAGTTCTCACATTCGAACGGAATCTGGAAAACTATCATCCAGTAATAGATTAGTTCGGCCGTGATAACATCTCGACTCGCTGGAGCACCCGGTGGTTCACTAAACCAGGTAGCCGTCATCCTTGCTTCGATGTAAGCGTTGATCGCTGTAACATTATCTTCAGAAAGTTTTGTCCAAACTTCTTCTCGAACATCTGGAGTCAAAGTCATAAGTTTTATGTACTCGAGAATTTCCTCAGCCGTCTTCTCGTCCTTACCCAGAAACGGCTTTTCATAGATTGACTCCCATTTTGACAGTGAGACCAGAGAATGCTCTAGCTCCAAAAGTGTGTCGTCTCTAGTGACGAATTCTCGTGACTCTTCGTCAAAGTATTCGACGCCAGGAACAATAATTGTGAGCATCCCCTAGCCTCCTGCCTTAACGTTAAGTAGAGAACAGAGCGATGACTGCGTCCGGAGTCGGAAGAGCCGCTTCGATCGCGGCCTTTCCATACAAGATGTCCTCAAGCGATGTAAGCTCAGGCGCAGGCACTACCGTTGAATCAACCACAATCAGAGCAGTAGGCTTATAGTCTGTAACCGGAACAGGCGTAGTCGTGATCTCCCAGCTAAACGAGATTGCCTCCGGCGAATCGTTAATTGTGGCATAAGCCTTCTCCGATGGAGCAGCCTGGGCTCCCCAAATCATGTGAATCTTATAGCCTGCGTCCAATCCGTCGACGTCGTTACCGACCTTAGTCCTATAGCTCAGACCGAACATCTTTCGACCCTGCTGGCCAACGGCCACACCCGGTGCCGGAAGAGCTGTACCGTCGCACTGACCAAATTCTTCCGGATAGGTGAATGCCTCGATGGTTCCGCCAAACTCCTCAGCAGAAATCATGTTTAGATACTTGATGTTATCGGCATACTGTGGATTAGGTTCGGCACCAGACGGCGATTCGGTAACAGTCGTGAGACCATTCCATGCAAAACCGGTGTTGTACACGCCCGTGTCATCAGGAAGATACAGAACTCCGCGATCTACACCGGATTCGAACCATTTCTCGCCAACTTGGTCCCAAGTCAAAGGGGCCATTTTCTTCCTTTCCCTTAGAAGTAGACGTTATAAACGTCGTGATTCAAATTGTCAGCTGTATAAAATCGATTAAATAAACTCATCGGCATAGAAGCCACTTTACTTGGAATTTCGCTATCCGGATCTCGATCAATAACCGTAATTGCATACCTTAACTTGTGATTATAGGGCTTGTCATCCGCAAACTTAGTATCCGCAAAGTCACGTTTATAGATAATACAAGGATAAATCAGCTGTATATTAGTTGGTGGCTGAAAGTATACGTTGTCTGTAAACGTTTCAAGGAGCTGGTGTAACTCCAGGCGTTGGCCCATTGTACACCTCCCCTAGTCTCAGCAGAAGACGGGGACTTTGCACTTCGACGCTCGAAACCGTCCACAAAGCCCCCGCCCATTCCACATAACGAATGGCAAAGAAATGATCGTTAGCATATGCATCAGCTACGATACTGATCGAATTCTGCACACTAAGATCGGGATTGAGATTTTCTCCTTCTTTGAGATTTCTCGCATTTCGAATAACATCGCCGAAATATTCACGTTCGACAATATCATCTTGATGCACACCCGGCGCAGTTTCTACTGTTTCGCCGTAACCAATTCGACCAAAGAACCTTGCCATGAAAGGCCTACCTTAAGCCGTATTCTTGAAGGTCCATTCGTCGTCCTGATTATTCGCGAAGTACTTACCCGAATTCGGCTCAGCCTGAACCGTGAGCGACTCGTCCTCAGCCAAAGTCACTGGCGCTGCCGTAGTCAGAGTTGTACCTGTACTCTTATCCTTGTACGTAACGCCCGCTGTGGTCTTCACTGTGACTTTCCCAGTTGCGGGGTCATAATCAGGCTTCTCTGCTGCGACCAACGTATAACCACCCGGTGCCCGCTTAATAACCATAGCGGAACGAAGCTTCGTGAGAGCACCCGAAATGCGAGTCTCGTACAGATACTTGTACTGGTTGTAATCGATGTCGAAGTCGTCGAAGAAGTTGACCTCGCCACCCTTATCGGCACCAATTGTATAGTCCTTCAAGTTCACAATGATACCAAGAAGGTCCTGCTCGGCTTCCATAGCCTCAACGGTAATAATACCCGCGACACCCATTTCAGAGGCAAGCTCTGCTGGTGTTTTCCACAGGCGATGGCCCATAGTGTCTCTGGCCAGTAGCAACGAAGTAAGTACGGGAAGCGTCGTATAGAGTGTCGGCGAACCCGATCCCTTATAATACTGCATAGCCGAAATAACGCCATCGACAGTATCCGGCGGCGAAGCAGAATCATCCACATTGATCACGGTCGTATAGAGATCGTGGTCATGGAGAATTGAACGAATTCCTGCACCCTCACTGGCACCCATTGGGTCCTTGATCTTGTCGTCGTCATCGACTGGACGACCATCACCAATAAGGATCGAGCGCGCGAGCTCTTCGTCAAGCATGAGACGCATCTCACCCTTGAGCCACATGACGATATCGAAATCGGTGATATCGATAATGTCGTCACGATCCAGCTTCTGCTTCTTGTACACCGTGCTAGCCGTTGTGCTGCGCTTTGAAACCGCGAACCACTCTTCCTTCTTGAAATTCCCCTTAACGTAGCCGCGTGCCCTGGCTTCGTCGAAGGTAATATCGGCTACGAGAGACTTGATCCGGGAGAACGGCGAGTGCTTGGTCGAGTTCATAACGTTGGAAACCCACTCGACCCTTCGCTGATCGAACTCTGGAGTCTCAGTGACAGACTTGGCATCCGGGAAGAGGACTTCGATATTGTCGATACCGTGCTTGAACGCATACCTCTCGACGGCTTCTTTTAGCGATCCAGTTCTCTGAGCGTCATCGACGATTCCCTTGATAGAATCATGAGTGAGAGTATGCTCTTCTTCCTTTTTGCCTCCGCTCTCTTGCTCGAAGACGTTACGGGACATGCGCCGTCCTTCCTCTTCATCATTATCTTTATGGACAAGTTCTGATGTAGACTCCTCTTCGCTTACCGTCTCTTCTTCATCGTTATCATCGGTTGCGTTCTGCTCATCTTCGCCAATTGCACTCTGCTTAACTTCTCCAGCAGGCGCATTGGCCTCTTCAAGTGCGGCGCCAACCATATAATGAACGACGTCTTGCTGCTGAGGGGTCATTGAATCATAAACTTCTTGAATTGTTGGACCTTCTGTAGCCGGATCATTGGTTGAGTCTGTTGAGTCTGTGGAATCCGACGACGCTCCATTAGCGTGATGAAGTTCCAAACCTGTATAAATAATTGCTTCATCGTCTAGTGTAACTAGCTCGCCATCGGCGTGCGCGAGAGTAACGTTATCGATAAGTGCGCCAGGATTAGCACCCGACAGTACAAGACTTAGCTCACGAATAAATCCGTGAAGAACCTGCTTAGCCTTCTCGGTAAGCTGATTGGCATAAATGGACAGCGACTTGATGTCTCCGTGCTGTACTAGTGTCTTGGCGTTCTGTGCCTGCTCGGTATCGTTGAAGAAACCGTAAGCATAAACACCATCTTCGCGATTCTCGAGCGTTGCATAACCAAGCACATTACTTGGCTCATTGTGGCCGTGTTGCCAGACCAGTGGAACAGTTGCACTATCCTGATGCTTGAAAGCATCTGGCATAATCGTCCGACCATCTGAGCACTTAAGACCTGCCTTCGTGGCGTAGCCGCTAAAATCAGGCTTGGCCTCATCTGCTCCCATTTTGAACGTCCTTCCTAAGTCTTAGACCATTACCTCGGGTAACTTTATCTACAAGCTCAGCGACAGGATCTGCTTCCGACACAACACCAGTTGGCGTCGGACTTCCTTGCGGCATGTTGCTATTAAGTAGTTGATCCGCTTTCGGATCGGGATGCGGGGCCATACCAACAACTTGCCGCATCTCATTCGACGTCATAATCTCGTTACGAGTAAACTTATCGGCAATCTCAGCGATGTTCTCAATTGGGACCAAACGGAATGGGTCTCGGAAGAATTGAACGGTTTGCAATTGTGTCCGAGCGGTTTTGGTCAGGAAGGTTCGTCGCATAGATTCGGTGACAGCCGTAAGGATAGGTTCAATAGTACGATTCCAATAATTCAACATAGCTTTTTCGTCGGCCGTACCATTCATGACCTCTTCGGTTAGACCGAGTTGACCATAAAGCATTGCCGTCAAATACTCAATTTGGCCCATTAGGTTGTTCTCGGCTGGACGGTTTAGCTGAGTAATCTTCTCAGTTCCGTCTGTATAGGCAATGCCGTATTGACTACCCTTAAGTTGAAACTCAATGTCTGCGCGACGTTGTTCTGCCTGCTGGCGGCGAGCTTCAGATTTAATTACGTATGGAAGCTGAATAATGAGATCGAGTTTTCCGGAAGCCGATTGAGTATCAATGGAATCCAATAACTCAAGTTTATTAAGCAGACGTTGAAGAGTTGAATTCGGCTCATTCATCACAGCATACAACGGATTATCAACGATAGCGACTGCTTTTTTTTCTAAAGTAATTTCTTGTCGTTGAGCAGTTGCTTCGTTATACAAGCTTATCTTTACATGATTTGGATACCAACTAACAATGTCCCCAACACGGAGCGTCAAAATCTCAAATCCACCAGTTTTTTCTGGACTAATTGACGTATCAACCGGAACAAGCGCTGCGACACCTCTTTCAAGAAGGGTCATAGCGACATCTTGACGGAAAGCACGCGCAGCTTGATCAATATTGGCTTCAACAGTCAAACAATTATTCAAACCACTATTAACATCTTCGAGATACCTTTTTTCACTATCGGTTCTTACGTGACGCATATCAACCGAAGCTACATCAATACTAAGTCGTGTATAAATTGAGGTGATGATTGTGCGCGAACTAGGAATTCGAAGTCTTACACGATCTGGTCTCGACCCATGACCTGCACCATAGTATGCGACATCGGAACCAGGCTGAATTGGCCAAGACGAGTTTCTCTGTGGTTCTTGATTACTGAAAACATTCCAGGCGTGTTTTAACGTTTCACCAAATCGCGCCACTCCTCACCCCCTCTCCAAAATCTCCGATGGAGACCCGGGTTTTTCATAGGGATCATTCGAAGGCCTCCTTGTTTAACTTATAAGCAATCCAGGCATCCATAAGAGCAGCAACATTATCAATCTTTTCTTCTTGTCGCTTCTTCAGAAGCTTACGATTCCCATTGTTGTCTTCTATGGTGATCGCATTACTCATCGCAAACGACATAAGTGATTGATCAAATATAAGCAGGCGCTCTTCGGCCATAATCTTGATCTCACCCAAAGGAACCGACTCAGTCTTGGCTCCTTGAATTACCTTCTCGATACCGAAAGGTCCGTTTTCTCCCTCCCAGCGGGTAACAAACTCTTTAGCATTGTATGGATCGTAGCCAAGAGCGCGAACGTCGTACTCGGAAGTTAGAATGAACTGATCAAGGTCGTCGTAAACTTCCATCATGTCGAGAATGTTCCCCTCCATGACATGAAGACTTGCTTCATTGATGAACTCTTCGTACTTTTGTCGCATAGCTGCGGGAAGCTTCATCAACGTCAATTCAGTAATATAACTTCGAGTCTTCACTCCATACTTCTCGTGTCCTAAGGGAAATATGAACGTGAACGCACAAAAGTCGTCACCTTGAGAAAGATCTGCTCCAAGAGCACAAGGCATCTGCCAGAATTCTCGAGCACGATGTGGAAGCGTTTCCTCATACGTAAAGAAATAGGTATAGCCTTCCATTGGGATGCCGAAACGCTTTGCCAGAATATCGTTTCGAGATGCTGGTGCTTTTTCTGCTCGTTCCACATCAAGCTGATACGTTTCATAAGATACAGTTGCTCCTAAATTAGGATTAGCTTTTATCCACATAGCAGGATCAGCAACTTCTTCGATTTCGTCGAGCTTGTAGTACCAGATCGAAATATGCGGCGCTAGATACTCGCCTTTAAGGATGTCAGCGAGCTCCATCTTAATCGTGTCACCAGAGCCCGCTCGAACAGTGCCTTCTGAACTGACAGCTACGATCAAGTAGTCTTCGAGTTTCGAAGCTCCTTGCTCAATCGCTCCGACAACATCTTCGCGTAGATCTCCAGATAACCACTCATCAATCGTAGAGATTTTAGGACGTAGACCTTGTAGTTTGTTAATAGCCATTGGCCGAACTTCAAGTAATGAGCCAGTAAGGAAATTTTCTATACCTTTCTTCGTCGCTG